CGCAATATTTCAATTTTAAACGAACCCCTTGTCGAGGGCTCGGGTTTTTACGGTTTTCCTTCCAGCATGTTTTAAATTTTACGAACACTTGCCAAAGCTCGGGTTTGAAAGGTTTTCCTTCCTAGCAACTGGCACCTATTAAGTGTTAATTCCACCATTTATCTGAGTAATCCACAGATCACCAGAGGTGGGAGGCCCAGGCATGTTGCCAGCTGTACCAACCACGATAAACATTTGAGTGATTGGCCCAGTTGTTGAAGTCACTCTAACAATTGCATTAAAAAACTGAGCTGTGCCAGATTGACCTGTTGAGGACACACTTGTTTGTCCGTCTTGATTCCATATTTGCACAAAACCGCCAGACGAACCAGCAGCAATGCTAAACAACGGAGCAATAAAAGTCACTGATGTCCCATACCATGACACACTTATCAAGAAAGTGCCAGACGTCAAATTTGGGGGGAAAGAGATGCGAGTACCAGCACTATTCAAAGTTGTCCCAAGATTTCCTCCAGCCAAGAAAGACCCCGAACCTAAAGGGGAAGCATTCGTGATTGAAGCTAACTCATAATGATCAGTCAGTAACTCATAACCAACACTTCCCACATTCTTGGGTTTGTATAATTCAATTTCATAGGTGCACCACAGTTCACCTAAAATGCCAGCATTTGCTTGCTGACCTTGGGTAGCTATATTAAAACTCGCAAAGTCATACAATCTCTGATCAGCGCCTGTCACCACGCCCAATGATGTTCGTACAAATAATTCATCAACTGGTGTTTGTTTTGGTTGACATTCTATAGTATGTAGAAACGATTCACTGGGTTTTGAAGAATTCGCAAATTGATAATTCTCCATGCTCACTTTATCAGTAAATGTCGGATTATACACATCATACTGGGTCGCCATTATAACAGTACCAAGTGCTTGTGTTCCGCCAGCGGCAAGAATCGCATCTGAGGACGTAGATTTAAATTCAAAAATCATCCCGCGTATTATATATTCTTCATAATTAGCTGCAACTTGAGCTAACCAAGGAAATGTAGAAACAATTCCTGGATTTATAGGAAACGTTCTAACAACAAACGCCGATGATGCCGTGATATCATTAATATATTCACGATGCCTAACGACAACAGCACCTCTGGAAGATGAATTAGCAATCTCAGGCGGAGACATTCCACCTGTAAGCAAAGTGTTAGATCTCACTTTATACTCTCCCAAACCTGTAATCTTACCTAACAAAGTCTGGACTCCGGCACCCAACATAGAACCAATATGAGATCCCAAAGATTGGTTCATATTATTTGTTGTTCTCGAAGCGGGCCATGCCCGCGGAACGACAGATCGTTGTATTGTTACCTGTCTTCTCCGGGGCATAGAAAGACGCGGACGCCTTCGCATGGATCTTCGATTTCCCTTCTTCACAATTAAACTCAATTTTGAATTTGGCATTTTCTTTTTCTGAC